ATCACTTTTTACATACGCAAAAAAACCTAACAATGTTAGGCAATAAAAAACCCGCCTAAGCGGGTTTGGTTTGGCGGGGTAAGATTAAAGCATTGTCACGTTCATTTTGAAGCGGTTTTCTAAAATCAAACCAATATCTTTACACGCACCCGCTACATTATCGGGCAAGTCATCTTGCTTTGATAAGAATTTGAATAGGGTTGATAATTCCTCAACTGTTCGGAGTGTTGGGCTTCTGTTCGTACTTGTTGCGCTCTCACCTTGTTCACCTTCAGTGCCATCTGTATCGGTATTGGCTTCGGCTTTCTCGGGTTCACCAAAACGCTCAACACGCCCAAAGTCGCAAACCCTTTTCCATACCACGCTCGGGTTAGTATGTAAGCCCTCTTTTAATTCCCCGTAAAACTTTTTCTTTTCTGTTAGTACAGGCTTGGCTTCATCGCTTTGGTCTTGGTGTTCAATGTCAAACCAATTCATTGTAAACGTACTGTTAAGCATAATCGCATACTCACGCAATGCACCATAAGAGCGAGTGATACTGTTGACGGCTTCATGTCGGGCTTGGTCTAGTGCTGTTACTTCTGATGCTGTTGTATTTGCTGTTGCTTTAGTCATGATGTGATACCTTTCATAGTGTTGTTTAAGTTGCGTTGAATACCTATCAACGTGAATACATTTTAGCAAATGAGAATACAATTAGCAATAACTTTAGTCACAATAGGCTAACATTGTTAGGATATGCAAGGCGGGGCGGTGGTGGCGCACCCCTAATAGGCAAAGAGGAGTCCCATTCCTACCCTTATCTATGATTTACACATTAGATACAACGATTTAAAAATTAAACTTAAAAAAGTGATATATGCCTAATTGTGTTACTCAAAGTTTACAACCTATATCAAATGTCCAATATAGGAAACACCCCCGGGTGCTCTCCAAAACGCAAACCCCCCACCCCCATATATTTTTGAAATAACTTCTTGACACCCCTAAGGTCCCATTGTATATTCGCGCTATAACCCTTTGCTGACAAGAAGCATGGACCATGACAATTAAAGTCGAACCAACAAAAGACCACAAAATCCCCTACGACTCTCAAGATGATGAGACGGAAACGTACATTGACGAGCTAAAAGTCGTTGCCAACACCCAAGATTTGTTAGAGCAGCTAGGTGGCATGCCAGAAATGGATGTTGATACCTCAACTAAAGCTGCTAAAGTACTAGAGCAATCACTAAAAACACACGATAAGAAGGCCCTAGGCTCCCAAGCGGTGGCATATGGTGCAAAACAGTTCCTCGAGCTATACAGTAAACGCCTGGCATTTGATATGTCCGAGGTTCGTGCTGCGCTAACACATAAATTAATGGAACTTGCTAACTGCGGTGATGCCAGATTTGAGCTAAAAGCTATCGAGTTACTAGGTAAGCACTCCGATATTGCCCTATTTACCGAGCGTTCCGAGGTTACAGTCAACTATAAGACCTCATCTGACCTAGAAGAAGCTATTAAAGAGCGTGTCAAACGTCTGCTTAACGCGGATGTAATAGATGTAACCCCTCTGGATGCTACCTCACTAGATGATATGCTAGGAGTTGCTGAGGTAAAACCACGCGAAACGGAAGAAGGGGACCCAGTTGGCGAAGAATAGCCCCTTACAAGACGTCCAACTAAAAGATATACCCAAACTTCTGCATTTATTTACAGAAGAAGAGCAAGCTCGCCTACTTGAGGAGCTTGAAGTACTTGAGAATTTAAAAAATAAAGAACTAGCGCAGCACAAATTCATGTCATTCGTGAAGAAAGTATGGCCTACGTTCATCGGAGGACGACATCATGAGAAAATGGCAGCTGCGTTTGAAAGGGTGGCTAGCGGAGAAGTTAAACGGCTTATTATTAACATGCCTCCACGACATACAAAGTCTGAATTTGGTTCTTATCTACTACCAGCTTGGTTTCTTGGAAAATTCCCGTCGAAAAAGGTTATCCAAACCTCTCATACCGCTGAGTTGGCGGTGGGTTTCGGACGAAAAGTCCGTAATTTGGTGGACTCAGAGGTATATAAGTCAATATTCCCGGGTGTCGGTCTCCAATCTGACTCAAAAGCTGCTGGACGATGGGCCACAAACGCTGGGGGTGACTATTTCGCTATCGGTGTTGGGGGTGCTGTTACGGGTAAGGGCGCAGACATTCTTATTATCGATGACCCTCACTCAGAACAAGAGGCGGCTCTCTCAGAAGTAAACCCAGAAATCTACGATAAGACCTACGAGTGGTACACATCAGGCCCTCGTCAACGGTTGCAACCAGGTGGTGCAATTATTATCATTATGACACGTTGGTCTAAGAAGGATTTGACGGGTCAAGTGTTAAAGGCAGCTGCTCAGCGTAGTGGAGAAGAGTGGGAAGTTATTGAGTTTCCAGCATTGTTCGAGGGAGACAAACCCCTCTGGCCTGAGTTCTGGAGTGTTGAAGAGTTAATCGCGTTGCGCTCAGAATTGCCAGTAGGCAAGTGGATGGCGCAGTATATGCAGCAACCGACATCAGATGTGTCGGCTATTATTAAACGCGAGTGGTGGAAGATATGGGAAGAAGAACACCCTCCGTACTGTGAGTTTACCATTCAGTCCTGGGATACGGCGTTTACTAAGTCTGAACGTGCCGACTTTAGTGCATGTACAACGTGGGGTGTATTTTACCAACCCGATGACACTGGGGTTACCCAAGCTAACATTATCTTATTAAATGCGGTCAAAAAGCGTATGGAGTTCCCGGAGCTTAAGGCTAAAGCATACGAGGCTTACAAAGAATGGGACCCCGACGCGCTAATCGTCGAGGCAAAGGCTTCAGGTGCACCGCTAATCTACGAGCTGCGCGCTATGGGCATCCCGGTACAAGAGTTCACACCATCTAAGGGTAATGACAAGATTGCCCGTATGAACGCTGTTGCTGACATCTTCGCTTCAGGGCGTGTGTGGGTACCACAAACCCGTTGGGCTGATGAGCTGGTGGAAGAGGTTGCCTCATTCCCATCAGGCGAGCACGATGACTTGGTCGACTCAATGACACAGGCAATGCTTAGGTTCCGGAAAGGCGGGTTCTTATCACTCCCAACTGACCACCAGGACTACGAGATGGCCCCACGTAGAAAGGCAGCGTACTATTAATGGCAAATTCAGAACTACGTAAGATTCAGCAACGCCGTAGTAAAGAACGTAACCCAGAGCGCACTTGGGCAGCATATGCAACTAGAGACGCAAGAAACAGAGCAAAGAAGAAAAATGTACCGTTTGATATAACGATAGACGATATAGTAAGTATATTAACTCCAAAATGTCCAGTATATGGTACCGAGTTTCAATGGGTAGGGAATCGCAAGATACTGCCAACAAGCCCTAGCTTAGACCGGATAGACCCAGCTAAGGGGTATGTAAAAGGTAATTTAGTCATTATTAGTAGTAAAGCAAACAATATTAAGAGCGCATACAGAGCAGCAGACCTTTACAAAGTAGCCGACTGGCTTTATGAGATAGAGAAAAATGGACACTTTAGAAGAATTTAAAAACTGGTGGCTAACACACAGGCCGATGAACACACCTAAAGATAACGTCGTTAATAAGAACGGCAATCTACAAGGCGTCGTGTTATATAGACACAATCAGTATCAAGTGCAGTTATTCATTGTTGCCCCTAACTCGTTTATTGAACCTCACATCCATCCTAACGTGGATTCGTTTGAAGTATATATGGGTGGAGAGATTGACTTTGTATGCGATGACAAGTGGTATACGCAAAGTGAACTAGGTAACTCAATACGAGTCAAGCCTAATAGCTACCACGGTGGTAAGTTTGGTCCTTCTGGCGGCTGCTTCCTATCAGTACAACAATGGCTAAATGATGTACCCCCTACCTCAGTAGGCAATGACTGGGTAGATAACAATAACCACGATATCGGCGTGTGCGTAGATAAAGAGGAAGAAGCGGAATGATAACCGTACAAGATAACATGCTAGACATAGAGGTACTGGACGACTGTAATGCAGTACTAGATGCAGCTAATTGGTCGTATGGCTGGCCTTCGGACACTAATATTAAGTATGGGCATTGGAACTACGACCTAACACATACAGATAAGAATAACCCAACTGATGTCAGCGACCGACTGCCTGACCCGTTTAATAAGGTCTGGGACGAGATTAGCGATAAGGTATTTCAAGATAAAGCTGTATTAACAAGATGTTATGCAAACCGTCATACATTTGGCACTGAAGGTTATATCCATACGGACACCGAGCGCCTAGAAGACTTTACGGTTGTTGTGTATATGAACGACTATTGGGAAGCGGGCTATGGCGGCGAGACGGTATTTTACGACAAGGAGAAGACGGCTATTACTAATGCGGTTCTTCCGGCTTATGGAAGGGTTGTTGTTTTTCCTGGTAATATTCCTCATCGTGCTAGTCCACTAGCTAGAACATATGAAGGCGTACGCACTACGTTGATGTTTAAGGCAAGTATTGACCCTAAAGCACTATACGAAGTTGAAACACTATTAAACCAGTTTTTACGCGATATCGGCGCAGATAAACGTGCACATAAGAACGGTACACTAGCAAACCACTTAATCCGTACGTTCCACTTACTTAAATCAAGCGGGTTAACAGATATTGTGGCTCTTGCAGGTGGATTACATTCAGTGTATGGTACAAATGTATTTAAAGATAAGGTGTTAGAAAAAAGTGATACAATACTGAAAGATACATTCGGCTCTGAAGTAGACCGACTTGTACGACTATTTAGTGATATTGATAGACCGAACTGTCTGGAAAACCCGGATGGTTCACTATCTGACTTGGATTTATTCCTCATGCGAGCCATAGAATGTGCCAATTTATATGACCAGGGCGAGTTAAATCCTAGCAAATACCCCAACCTATGCAAATTTGTAGAGAATTTTAAGAAATAAGGGATAGAAAATGGCTATTGAAAAGGCTTTATACCAAGCTCCACAGGGTCTAGATGAGATGCTAGCACAGCAGAATCAAGAACCAGACCTTCAAATTGAGATTGAAGACCCAGAAAGTGTGACGCTAGGTGTAGGTGATATGGAAATTGACCTAATGCCTAATAAAAACAAAGTTGCGAATGAAGACTTTGATGCGAACTTAGCTGAAGAAATGGATGACCGTGAGCTTACGATGATTGCATCTGAGCTTATTGGCGACTTTGAAGATGATATTGCGTCACGTAAAGACTGGATTCAAACCTATGTAGATGGCCTTGAGCTACTCGGCATGAAGATTGAAGAGCGTTCAGAGCCGTGGGAAGGTGCATGTGGCGTATATCATCCACTCCTCTCAGAAGCCCTAGTTAAATTCCAAGCAGAAACCATGATGTCAATGTTCCCGGCAGCGGGGCCAGTTAAGACACAAATCATCGGTAAGGAAACACAAGAGAAGAAAGACGCTGCAGAACGTGTCCAAGACGACATGAACTACCAACTTACAGATGTGATGCAAGAGTATCGCCCGGAGCACGAACGTATGCTGTGGGGCCTAGGCTTAAGCGGTAACGCGTTTAAAAAGGTTTACTTTGACCCACATAAAGACCGCCAAGTTTCTATTTTTGTCCCAGCTGAAGATATTGTTGTACCTTATGGTGCTTCAGATTTAGCAGATGCAGAACGTGTTACCCATGTAATGCGTAAAACAGAAAACGAACTTATCCGCCTACAACAAGCAGGATTCTACCGCGATATTGACCTAGGTGAACCATCAAGTGTTCTTGACGAAGTTGAGAAGAAGATTGCTGAAAAGATGGGCTTTCGCGCATCCTCAGATGACCGCTTTAAGATTCTTGAAATGCATGTCGACTATGTAATGCCAGGCGATGAGCATAAAGATAAGAATGGTGAAGAAACAGGTATTGCTCGTCCTTATATTATTACGATTGAAAAAGGCACTAATACAGTGCTATCTATCCGCCGTAACTGGGAGCCAGATGATGACACGTTCCAAAAACGACACCACTTTGTACATTACGGATATGTTCCGGGCTTTGGCTTTTATTACTTTGGTCTCATCCATCTCATTGGCGCTTTTGCTAAGTCTGGTACTAGCCTTATTCGTCAGCTTGTCGATGCTGGCACATTATCTAATCTTCCCGGCGGTTTTAAAACTCGTGGCCTTCGTGTAAAAGGTGATGATACGCCAATTGCTCCAGGTGAGTTCCGTGATGTAGATGTGCCTAGTGGGTCAATTCGAGATAACCTAATGGCACTCCCATATAAGGAACCGAGTCAAGTATTGATTGGTTTATTACAGTCCATCGTAGAAGACGGACGTAGATTTGCGAATACAGCAGATTTACAAATTTCTGATATGTCAGGTCAAGCGCCAGTAGGTACCACATTAGCTATCCTCGAACGTACGTTAAAAGTAATGTCAGCGGTACAAGCACGTATCCACTACTCAATGAAGCAAGAATTAGGCTTATTGAAAGCGATTATCGCTGCGTATACCCCTGAAGAATACAATTATGACCCAGTCGAGGGCGACCGTAAAGCTAAGAAATCTGACTATGATATGGTCACGGTTATCCCTGTATCTGACCCAAATGCGTCAACAATGGCACAAAAGATTGTGCAATATCAAGCAGTTATCCAGTTGGCACAACAAACACCTCAGATTTATAACATGCCTTTGTTACATCGTCAGATGCTAGATGTCTTGGGTATAAAAAATGCTCAGAAGCTTATCCCTATGGATGAAGACCAAAAGCCGACAGACCCAGTAACTGAAAACCAAAATATTTTGAAAATGAAACCTGTTAAAGCATTCTTGTTACAGGACCATCAATCACATATTACAGTTCACATGGCTGCTATGCAGGACCCTAAGCTACAGAAACTTATGCAAGGTAACCCACAAGCGCAACAAATGCAGGCATCAATGATGGCGCATATTAGCGAGCACATGGGCTTTGAATACCGTAAACAAATTGAGCAGCAACTAGGCTTCGCATTACCACCACAGCAAGATGAGTCTGGTGAAGATGTACCTATGGACCCACGCATGGAAGCTCAGTTGGCTCCAAGATTGGCCCAAGCAGCGCAACAACTATTGCAACAGAACCAAGCTCAAGCTTCTCAAGAGCAAGCGCAACAAGCCCAGCAAGACCCAATTATCCAAATGCAACAGCAAGAGTTACAACTTAAAGCGCAAGAGCAACAACGCAAAGCGCAAAAAGACCAAACAGATGCTGTGTTTAAGGAGAAACAGCTTCAATTGGACGGCATTAAAACAGCTGCCCAACTTCAAGCTAAGAAGAAAGAACATATGATGGACTTAGGTGTTGACGTACTTAAACACTTATCTGACCAACATATGCAAGTAGCACAGCAACAACAAACGCATGGTCACCAAGCAAAGCAACAAAAAGCTAACTTGCAACACCAAGCAGAGCAAAAAATCATGGACCAAGTGCACCAATCGCAAATGGCTCAACAACCAACTAATCAACCAAAACCGACA